GTCACCCAATTCTCTGGCTTGGCCGGCCTGAGTAGTAAGGGACAAAGCCCACGGCACCAGCTAACGAAGCCCTGTCCACCGCACCTAGTTTAGGATGAAAATATTTGGACGTAGGCGGGTGCGTATTTGCTTCGCTAGTACCAGTTGTCCTTTCTGGACGTCACTAGTATCTGGTAAGAGCCTCTGTCAGGCGGGCACCTGGGCACAAGTCCCCGCTCAGACATTGCTTCAAAAATTTTCCAAGCCGTGTTGTCCCATTCTTCCTTGGGATGCAGGCTCAACTCTTCGAGTGCCATTTCTAGGACGTCCTCGATTATTTCTTCCTTCTTCTTCTGGTTTTTACACCAGTAGCTGGTGAAAAGGAAGCTCTCAGGGTCGAGAGGACATAACCAGCGGTCTTCTTCGAGGAGAAAGCCCCTTTTCAGGAAGCCCACCTCGGGTAGGGTCTTGACCGAACCCAATTCGCCACTCTTGTCACTGCTTGTGTAGGTGACTTCAAACAGTACCTTGATCGCCTTGGCAACGCTCGCCTGGTTAAAGACGGTGGCAAGCTTGTCATCAACATTGACCACGTTATCATCCCCATAAACGACAGCATACACGTAGTCCCAGAAATTTGTGAGGTCCCCGGTACAGTGAATGTAAGCCGATACGAGCATGAACAGCGAGTAAATGGAATTGATGATGGTCGTGAAAGGATGGCCACTAGGAAGTGACTTCGACCACTGGTAGATGTGACTCTGGTCGAAACCAGTGCCTCCAATGTGGCGTGAGTGCGTCAGCTCCATCCATAGGACGCGGCGCACTCTGGCGTTTTCTTCACCGTCATCGTACCACGCATTGATGAACTCAAGCACAAGGTCATGAACACAAGGTTGTTCGGAAGCGTCAAACTGCTTAAAGTCACCGTCAAACACCGATTTTCCCTTGCTGGACAACCACGTTGCCAGCACGTCCCAGTCAGAGTATGTACAAATCCCAGGTGCTAACCCGGAGTCAGTGTGCGTCAACATAACGGCGCTGGAAAAAGCGCCAAAGTACTGACGGAAAGTAACCACATAGTCAAGCGGGGCGCTAGAAATGAGTCGCGTGGCCACGGCCTCAACTTTAGCGCGCGGTCTGATCTCGTCT